GCTTCATCCTGCGGAAGTTGCTGGGCAATTTCACCGCAGCCTTGCCGCCGTGGTGGAAGCCGATGATCTTCACAACGGTTCGGAGCATGTCAGCGCCTCGGGGTCAGCTTTGCTTTGGCCTTGGGCGGCTGGGTTGTGGATGGCGGGGGGCTGGACGATGCAGATGCAACCTTCAGCCGGGGCGCGACAGGCTCAGACTTCGCTGGCGGGCTGGTGATGTCGGACCACGCTTCCTTGAGCGGGCGCCGGGTTTCCAGCTTTAGCGTTGCCTGCCGGTTTACCTCTACCTGGATAGGCTTGATGCCCTCTCGGTCGCCCACGATCCGATGGCCTACCCAAAGGTCAATGACGGCAATGTTGCCTGAAATGATGCAGCGCGCGTCGGGCCAGGTTTCCGTAACCTCGACCGGCTGGGCGTAAATCTCGGCGTATTCTCTAGCCGTGGCGTGCCGGGATAACTCCTCAAGATGCCGCTCCGCTTGTTCGCGGGGCATTGAGGCGACATCGACGCCTTTGACGGCACGGATAACGGCCTGCCTCAGCTTCTCGTCCGTCACATCGTTGGCGCGGACAATGCCGCGGGGTTCAATGCGGGTCTTGCTGAAGAAATAGGCCCCGAATGCTATGGCGCAGGCCAAGGCCAGCAGCACCCAGAAGTAATCAGCGAAGCTGAGCATCATGGGAGAAGCCCCCTTCTCCGATTTTAGGCAATATTTTCCAAACGCGATGAAATTTGGCATTGCCGATCCGGCGCCAATTCATCGGGATGCTGGGGAGCTTGCCGCCAACTTTAAAGCCCAACATACCCTTGACACCTATTGTGTATGGGGTCGGACGGTTCGTCAACCAGTTGAGTTGTGGACAGTTATGCCGCCCTCACTACATCGCCAATCGGCATGGTGATCGGGTTCGCTCGCCCGAACAACGTCAGCAGCACCTGCACGTCCAGGTTCGTGCTTGCGATAACCTCGCCCCGATGGCCGGCGAAGGGGCCATCCTCGATGCAGACCACGTCGCCCTGTTCGTAAGCCGGGCGCAGGCGGATATACTTGGCCGCGTTGACCCTGACGGCTTCCAGATCAGCGAGAAGCGTCTCGACGCCCCCGCGCTTCACCTTGCCGTCCTCTTCGTAAGCGGCGCTCCACGGGATCTGACGCGGGCTACCGTTGAGCTTCACGAAGCCGTGGACCAGCGAGAACCGGGTCAGCTCGTGCCAGTTGATCTGCGCCGTACCGGGAAAGCCGACCATGACCAGACCACCTGCGACGGGCGAGCGCCAGCGGAACACCTTGCCGCGCCTGACCCGGTGCCGCGGCACGGTCGGGATTGCTGCCGGGATGCTGCACAGGTCCATCACCTGCACGATGCGCTCCTCTTTGCCCGACTGGACGCACATTGCGAACCAGCGGAGGTTTTCCGGCTCGATCACGGCGCGCGTTACCAGAGATTGAGGCCGGATGACTTCCGGCATTGACCTCTGTGCAACTGGCTGCACGCTGCGTTGACGCCGGATCTTCCGTTGCCTGTTAGACAGCACCGCCCCTTGAGCCCCGTTCATCTTCTGCGCCTTTCATGAAAAATGGAACCGATCGCGAGCAGGCTCAGGGCGAGGATGCCGAAGCCTGACAGGATGATGTTCAGCGACTGCGGCGCGTACAGAAACAGCGCCACAAGGCCGAGGATGCAGAGTGCGGATATCCTCATGTGTCGTGCCCACCCTGCGATCCGTACTTGGTCCAGAGCCACAGCCCGCCGATCGTGCCGGCCACGAGCAACCCCATGAGGGTCCAGCCTTCCCAGCTCACGGCTTCCTCCACGATCTAGCGACGAACGAAATGGCGGGGAGCGCGAGGCAGATGCCCAGCAGCACGAGCGACACGAAAAAGCCCTGACTGATCCAATCCATCAGGAAACCTCCTCCGTCTCGCGCTTGTGGCCGAAGATGCTGAACCGGTGTTTCTTCTCGGGCTCAGACGGGGCTAGTCCACGCGCCCAGAAGTCAGCATCGGGGTTCGTCGGCTGGGCATAGCGTTCAGCCTCTACGGCCTGGATGTGCGCCTCGGCGTTATCAACGACAGGCGCGTATCCCTCGGTCGGCTGGGGCTCGTTCCATTGCGGCTCCGGGTACGCGATGGCCGCAACCTCGTCGTAGGAGTGCTCACCGCTTTCGATGAGCGCCTGGATTTCGGGCTCAACGTCAGCAGTCAGCTCTATGGCTGCGGCTCGTTCGGCTTCGTCGTCGGATTGGTCCCGGCTTTCTTCGACCCCGCCGGGGAGGGCGCAGGCGTCATTGGTGGGCAAGGTGGCACCGGACGCCGAAGCTTCGATCTCGTTTGGTACATCGCCCTCGCTCTCAGCGAACTCGCTGGCGTCGTCGGGCTCGTCGATCAGGGCGGGCTCTAGCTCCCAGCCTTCATCGGTGTTGACGATGGGGGCGGGCTCGTCCTCGTCGCCAAACATTTCTTCTTCAATTGGCGGATCAAGCGGATCAAGCGCACGGATTGCCGTGTCCAGATCTCCGAACAGACACTCCTGCGCTTTCCATTCGCGGTCAATGTCGCGCCCCACGTCTTCGAGGCGGTCCATCTCCGCGCTTACTGCTGTGCGGCGCTCTTTCAGTTCTTCAAGCAGTGTCATCTGTGGTCCCTCTGATTGTGTGCGTTAGGCGCGTTTGCGCGGCTTATCGTTCGTCCAGTGAAGCGGCTCGATCGCGACAGCCTCTGGCGGCTTGCGGTCCCCGCCTGTCAGCGTTTCCTTGAAGCAGGTGTCGCAGTATTGTTTGCCGTCGAGCGTCGGCGCTTGGCAGAGGTAACGGAGCCTCTGCTGCTGGTCGTATTTCGTCTTCTGGCAGAACTCGTTCGGACCCTTAGCCTTCGGGCTCCAGCGTTCGACTAGGCGGGGCTTGGGGTAATAGGTGCTGGTCATCACGCGGCCTCCTCGTCGCGGTAGTCGGAAAGGGCGTCGTCTATGCCGTCCGGTGCGTTGCGCTTCAGCCATTGGCAAAGACCGGCGCGGCTGATGCCAAGCGCACGAGAGATGCGCGCATCGGTCCAGCCCTTCTCGCGGCAGAGCGCCACAAGCTCCAGGCGATCCGATGTCCCGAACACGTTGCGGTTGTGGTCGCTCTTTGCGTATCCGTTTTCCGCAAGCGCGCGGCGGTCCTCCCGGCTGATGTTTCTTGCGCACCATTCGGAGACGCAGGGCCTTGAGACGCCCCACTTCTTCGACAGGTCCATCATGCATTCGCCGCGCGCGAGGGCTTCCGCCGCATCCTTCTTGCGCTGGCGCATCTGCGCAGCGAGGAACTCGGGACGCCGGGTCATCTTCGTGTCCATCACGCTGCCCTCCGGATGTCGATGCGGACGCCTTCCGGTCCCTCGTCAGCCCATCCCGCAGACACGCGCTCGCATTCCGCGTCATCCTCGGTGACGACGCCTGCCAGCAGGTCGAGGATCGGCTTCACCAAATTATCAATGTCCCGCTTGCGCTTCGTGCGCTTGGCGGTGATGACGATACAGAACTTGCCCGCTACCCTGCCCGCCTGTTGCTGCTGAAGCTCCTGTGTCGCCAGCTTCGACCAGCGACGGTAGGCCGTGGATCTGACGCGCCCCTTCTTGGGAACGTTCGCCCAGCAAGCGTTCACGCTCGGCGGCATGGTAAGCTGTACCGACACCACGTCAGCCGCTGGCTTGAACCGGATCGGCGTGGACAGCTTGACGTGCGGTCGGGCTTCGATGTCTTTCAGGGTCCAGGTCATGCTGCAACGCGGACTTCGCCGCCCAGCGCACGCCACGAGATCATGTCGATCGACGCCACAACAACATCCGGTTTCGAAAGCTGCATCGGAGGCGGCGGGGTCCAGTCGGAGGACGAGCCGCCCGATTGCATCACCAGCAGCTTGCCGATGCGCAGGGAGACAAGCGCCGCGATCCGTGCGCGGCATTCGGCAAGGCGCGCTGCAAGCTTCGGGTCGGTCGCTTCGTTCGCCTTGATCTTGCGATCCGCGTAGAGGCAGGTTGTGTGGTCCCTGTCGCCAAAGTGGCGGGCCAGAAGCGGATAGGACGCGCCGGTCAATTCACGCGCCAGCATCATCGCCTCTTGGCGCGGCCAGGCCCAGATGCGCTTGCGGCAATTGCTCTTGAGAGCTTCACGCGGGATGTTGTGGATCTCAGCCACAACGGACTGAACTTCGCTGATGGTCGCTTTGAACGTGGTCATGGTTAGCCCTGCCCTGTTTCGAGTTGTTGGATTTCTGCTTTGACCAGCGCCGTCTCGCTCGCGAGGTAGTGCTGGATTTCGTCGTGGCCCTTGGCGTGGACGTCGTAAGGGACCATCCCCAGCTCAAGCTCGTAGAGCCACTGGTGAAGGTGGTTCAGCCGTTCACGGGGCGACATGCGCTCCGTCTCGATTTCCATTTCCTCAAGCGCTTCCAGGCGGTCGCGGTAAGGCGCTTCGATCTTCTCGATCAGGACGAGCAACTGGCCGGGCGATGGCTTGAAGGCGTTGGCGGCGCGGCGCCACTGCCGGCAGGCTTCCACGAAGCCCTTGGCGCTTACCGTGCTGAGGTCGTCCATCCAGTCAGCGGCGACGGTCATGTTGTTACCGGACTGCTGCTGTGGGTAGTGCGAGAATAGTCGCGCCAGTTCCGCCGAAATCACTTCCGGGCCGGGAGGCGCCAGTTCCGCGCGGATCATCTCGATCGATGACTTCAGCGAGGACAGGTCGCTGCGCCGAGCCAGAACCATTGCCGTGATCCGGCCACCGTCCTGCGTCATGCCCAGCGTTACCTGCCGAAGCTCCGGCGATTGCGAGGGCATCGAAAAGACTGACGTTTGGGGCAAATTGCGGCGCGGCGTTCGGACGACGGTTGGCAGCGAAGCCGGGGGCGCGATCGGCTCGTGGTCGAGCCCGTAGGATCGTGGGGGCCGCGCGGCGTATCCAGTTTCGCCAGGCTGCGAACCAGTCGGCCTTGGCCCCGTTTGCTGAGTTAGCCGACCAGTCAGCGATGCTATGTCCTTCACGGGCGATTTCCTCGTCGGTTAGGTTTTTTTCTGGGAAAGCCGGGTCGCGGTAATCGCGCGCCCATTCGGCAAATTCGTTCGGAAGAACCCAATCGGCTGCGAGCCTGGTGGCTTTTGCCCGCTTCGATTTGGGTTCGCGCGCTTCCAAAATCTGAGAAGTTGGGGGGGATAAAGGGGGGTTATTGGTTAGGGGTTTGGGGGAAGGAAAAAGGGGGGAAACCGGGGGGGAAGAAATTTGGTCCGAGATGTCCGCGGATTCCGCAGGTGTCACGTGACTCAATTCCTGTGTTTTCAATGCTTGGCGCTGCGCCATCCGCTGTCTCGCCTTGCGCGCACGGTCGGCGGCACGGCGTTCTTCGATGGCTTCGTTCTTCGCTTCGGACAGAGCTTCGACGGCTTCGAGGATGACGTGGCAGTCAATGCCCTTCGCCCGCATGTGCCGGATCATGGCGTTGATCTCGCTCATGACGCAGCCCCGCACAGGTAAGCGGCAACGTCAGCCGCGCACGCATTCGGATCGCGCATCAGCTCGGCGCCCGTGAAGCGCATCACCGGCCAGCCAAGAATGAGGATGTCCCGTTCGCGCTGGCGCTCGGAAATGAATTGCTGGTTCGTGCGGTCGTGCCACTCGATGCCGTCGCACTCGATGATGACCTTGCGCCCGCCTTCCATGCTCAGCGCGAAGTCTGCCCGGAAGCGCCCCCCCAGACCGTGCTGGGAGACAATGACAAGCTTGCCGGGGCCTTCGATCGTTCCCCTAGGCGTCATCACCGTAGGGGCTCCGGTAGCGCACAGATCGGCATTGTCGATCAGCGCCTGCGCCATGTCCTTTTCGATGACGGAATCGCAGGATGCGCAAAGCGCCTGGAGCCTGCGCATACGATCGGTCTGCACCGGAAGCTCCGCCAGCGCGCCCGGTATCGCGAACTTGAGCGGCTTGAAATCATGCGCCATCGTCGTCATCCCACGGGGCATCGAACGGCCACGGCTCTTTCAGCGGAAATTCTTCGACAGGCTTCTCGGTGGGGCTCATTTGCGCTTCACCGGCTTCGGGACGGATCGCGCCTCTGTGCGTGGGCCTGTTTGAAGGCGTGCGTCGGGGAGGTTGAGGGCGAGGATGTCTCGGGTATGCCTGGCTATTTCCATGCTAAAGCCGGTGACGCGGGCGAAATCGTTCAGCGTCCTGCACTTGGCAGCGATGGCTCGGAGTTCGTCGGCGCGTGTCTGGATTTCACTGGTCATGCTGCCCTCACCTGCTGGCGGGCTTCGACCGTGGCGATGCGCTCACCAATCCAGCGCATCACTGGCACGGCCATTGAGTTCCCAAGCGCCTTGTAGCGGGGGCCGTCAGCGGCAGGCTTTCCGCGATGGCTGATCAGCGTGTAATCGTCGGGAAAGCCTTGGAGGCGTTCGCACTCGCGAGGCGTCAAGCGGCGAACGGCAGACGTTTGCACGTATGTCTGCTGCTTCATGCCGGGTTCGGCAGAGAGTGCGCCTGCAACCGTAAGTTCGCGAATTTCATCACGCTGGTTTTGCGTGAAGGCGACCGCCTGAACTTTGTTGCGCGCCTCTAGCGTGTAGGCCGCATCAGGCTGGTAGCCTTTGCCTTGCGGGCCATTCTCCAAGTTCTCGCTGACGGCGCGTTCCTGAATGGCAAACGTGAATAACCCGCCCTTGAGGCTGTCAAGATGCTGGTTCTCCAGCCCCATTTTGTTGCCGAATTTTGCATAGAGGGACGGCGCGACTTGCGGGGGCCACTCGATCACGCCGCCGTCGAGGTCGAAGCCCGTTCCGAGGCCCCCACCGCCCTCAGTGCGTGCGCTAATTGTGGGGGCAGCTCTTTGCCCCGTTTCCCTGCGCGGCGGAGAATGCCCTTGCAGGCTGTGGCGCTCAAAAAGAACCGCTGCGGCACGTCGCCAGTCTCCAAGATATCCGACAACGAACACACGGCGGCGGCGCTGTGGTACTCCGAAGAACTGAGCGTCAAGCACTCGGTAGGCGAACCCATACCCGAGTTCGACCAACCCTCCGAGTACGGCACCAAAATCCCGTCCTCCAGCCGATGACAGGACGCCGGGGACGTTCTCCCAAACCAGCCACTTGGGGCGCAGGCGTTGAGCCAGCTTAAGATATTCAAGCGCCAGGTTACCACGGTCGTCTGCCAATCCGCCTCGGAGGCCGGCGACTGAGAAAGACTGGCAAGGTGTTCCTCCGACCAGAAGGTCGATTGGGTCGTAGTCTCCCGCCTGGATCGAAGTGAAGTCGCCATGAAGGGGTACTTTCGGATAATGATGGGACAGGACGGCGCGGGGAAAGCGATCGATTTCGCTGAGAAACGAGGCTTTCCAGCCCAGCGGCTCCCACGCGACGGACGCGGCTTCGATGCCGGAACAGACAGATCCGTAGCGGAGCGCAGCAGGCGCCGTGGAACGGTCAAACTTTTCAGGTATTGTCTTGAAGTCGGTCATATGATCGCGGTTCCATCGCGAGTGATTGGCTGACAGTTTTGGCGAGCCCGGCGTTCACAGCGCCGGGTTCGTTCGTTTCAGGGGTCGGGTTTGTCGTTGAACGGATCGAGCCCCACACAGGTGAGCAGGAACGAACCGATGAAGACGTAAAGTCCGCAGCCCGCAACGCAGACGAGGTAAACGCCCAGCGCGTCGGAGAATGTGGTCAGTGCAGGCCCGCCCCTGACCCAGCCAAGCGACAACAGCGCCCAATAGGCCAAAGTCAGAACGCCGCCCGCAATGAAAACCAAGGCAGCCACGACAAGTCTGAGGGCGGCGCCCTTCCCCATCACGCAGCCTCCTGCGAAGGGGTCAGCAGCCGGGCGGGGGTTCCGGGGGGATTGGACGCCCGGCTGCTGTTCGCGCGGGTTTGGGGGACGCGCGAATTGGAATGGGGGTGGGTCATGCTGCGACCCTTCCCTTACGGGAAGCGCGCGAAGCCTCTGGCGCCCAGCTATCAAGCGTCACAGCGCCGTCGGATACGTCACGAATTACAAGCATAAGCTCGTAAGACGGTGTAACCTTGCCCCGGCGCAGCTTTGAAATATGTGCGCGGTCACGGCGAAACATGCGCGCCGCTTTGGCGTCATCGATATGCGAAAGCTCTAACCACTTGGCGAATGTCATGACCGGAATGTGCACCTAGTGCACGTCGGTCGTCAATAGGGGGCGAGAGAAATGTGCATCACATGCCATAGACGGGAATGAGCGGGGGCGAACGATGCCGCCATGATCAAGAAACAACAGCGGCAGCGCATCTTCCTCAAGGAATGGCGCAAGCACCGCGGCATCACCCAAGAAGGGCTTGCCGACCGGATAGGCATTGACCGCACAATTGTTTCCAAGATCGAAAACGGCAAACTAGACTATCATCAAGCTTTTCTGGAAGCCGCAGCCTATGCGCTGATGTGCGAACCGGCTGACCTGCTTGTGCGCGATCCCACAGCCCCGGACGCGATCTGGACCATTTGGGAGCGCATCCCGCCAGCCGAACGCCCCAAAGCGCAAGCCGTTCTCCAGGCACTCACTAACACATCGAAAAAGTCCGCTTGAATAAAAGTGCATCCGGTGCACAAATAAAGCTTGCAAGGTGACGTGCACCTAGTGCACATTGCTCTCACACCAGTTGGGAGCCACCAGATGACCACCGCCGCAGAAATCGAAGCCGACAAGATCGCGCTGAACGGCGCACACGCTGGCAGCCGCCTCTGGATCGCCATTGAGCAGGCGATGGAGGTCGGCCTTCCCGGTCGCGAAGCTCGCGGCGTGTTTGACGCCCTCGTTGAGCAGATCGCCAAAGAGATGCCTGACACGGAAGGCGCGCTGTTCGCAGCCTCCGCATTCGAAGCTCTCCCCGGCAAAGCAACCAGCACAGTTGAGCGCGCGGAGATCGATCGCAACGCATGGCGCGCTTACGAGATTTACGTGGGCGATGCGCGTGAGGCCGAGGCTGAGGCTATCGCTGACTACCGCCGCGACCAGCGCCGCGATGAGGTGGCAGCATGATCCC